TCATTACAATAATTTTGGTCTATATCATCTATTACCTCATCTGTTAACTCACAAAAGTAAGTATTAGAGGGTTGTGTATTCTCATTCTCGTATAATTGACAATGGGTGCAATCTGTACACGCTTTTAAATCTTTCATAATCATTTCTTTAAAATATTAATTTAATCTGTTTACCGTTAAATTCTCTTTTATCAATCTCAATTCCTTTTAGTACTGAATAATACTTTGTCTTTCTGCCTTCAATCCCTAACGGTTTTAAATTATTGTTTAATATGCATAAAGCAATTTGTTTATATGATGGAACCTTGTCTTTTAATTCAACTGGAGCCTCATCTGGAAGTCCTTTTTTATAGCATCTTTTTTCCCATTCGTTAATAAATCGTTGTATTTCTCTAACGTCCATAGTTTTATTTTTTTATCTGCCTCAATATTTGCTAGAATCTGCTTTGTTTTATCTAAATGCTTCCAACACTTTTTAGTTAAATATTCAGGGCAACCAATTGAATTAAAACAAGCGCATTGACCTATAAACGCAATTCTATTTATTGATTTATTTGATAGTGAATTATCCATTGTATTTTTCCAGTTCGAAACAACAAACTCCATTGATTTACTAAACAATTCAGTATTAGACATAAATTCAATAGCTTTTTCAATCATTTCCTTTTCGTTGTTTATTTTTAAATACATCCCGTATTGGTAGCACTCCCACTTCCAATACGGAACATATATTTGATTAATCTTCACCAGCCTCCCAACTAGCAGAAAAATCTTTGTTTTGGAACAAAGAGGCTAATCCAGTTATTTGTTTAAGCCTTAGTAATTCATCTGGACTCATACCTATATGCTCACAAATCCATCTATCACCTTTACCCATTTCAACAAGTTCAGATACAATTGTACTCATTAATTCTAAATTGTGAGAACCACGCGCCCTATTATGCCTAATAGTTGAAGCCATTCTATTTTCCATTGTTTTATCTAGCACAACACAAGGTAAGAACCCTCCTCCTCTTTCATAATTCTATTATTTACTTGTTAATTCTCTTAAAATGGAATATCTGTGTTCTCAATTGTGCTAACTTCATTATCAAAGTCACTATTAAACGTCATTGCGTTAACCTGCATCTCTATTTGTTCTTCTTCTCTAGGTCTTGTCATATCAAATCTAGGTACTTCCGTTCCTTTTGCGTAATATCTGCCAGTTGGCACATCATATTCAAAATCAAAACTTGCTCCTATCTCACCTTGAAAACTCATCTTTGTTTTAAGGTTTGTAAATTCAGTATAGCCGTTATCATCATCATTTTTAAAGTATCTATACACACCAAAACCATCATGAGTTTGGTTTCTAAAATCAGAACTACCACTAACATCATAAAGGGTAGGTTTAGAATAAAGACCATTATCGGCTTTTTGCATCTTGGTTGGGTGTGCAATTAATATAATCATAACATTATACACCTGTGCAAAACTTGTAAGGTCGGTTAATATTTCATTGATAGCATCTAATTTATTCATGCCCTTTGGTAATTTAACTTTATTAAAAGCATCTATTACAAAACAATCCACACCAAAGCTAAACATTTGCTCTTTAAATTTCTCCAATAACCAACTCCAAGATACGCTATGACCATTGTCGGGTGCGGTTAGATACAGTTTACCATCCGCCCACTCTTTGTACCTCTCAATATCTTTCTCTGTTATTCTATCAACTCCCGCAAAATTACCGAAAAACGGTTTTCCAACTGCTTTTTGAATAAAGTTAGTTTGATGTAGTGCCATTGGACTATGCTCAGGACTAAAAAAACTAAATTTCAAATCATTATCTTTCATTAGGTTTAAAGCGTACCACTCTGTAAAGTTACTTTTACCGTGTGAGGGTATTCCAGTTCCAGTAATTAAATGACCACGCATTAAAGTAAATATATCGTTAAAGTCCTTTTGATTAGTGCCACCTGTAAAACATTCGTTTGTTACTTTTATAGTTTCGGGTAATCCGTTTCTATGCAAGTCTAAAATGTCACTATATAAATCGCTTACCGAGAAAGTTCCGCTTACTGGAAAACGTTTTCTTGTAAATAATTCACCTTCTAAAGTTCCATTGATTAAACAATCGTTCGCATCCTTTCCGCTTTCCCAATCTATGTACTCACATTTAAAACGCCCTAATCTTTGCGCTATTTTATCTTTTAACTCTTTCCCTTTCTCGTCATTATCAACCGCAATGATAAAGGTTTTAACCTCTTTTAAATATGGTTCTGAATTAGTCCAATAGTCGTCATTATCATTTGCGCCATTTGGAACGCTTATAGCATTTTTAATACCAAAGTCATGCAACGCTAACACATCAAACTCACCCTCAACAATATAAACTTCATCTTGACCTATTACAGAATTAATATTATAAAATATATTCTTTGTTCCTTTTGATTGAGTAAAAGCCTTATTACCTGACCTGTATTTCTTGTTCACTATTTGTGAACCCTCAAAGTAATTGAACACAATATTATTAACCTCTTTTTTTAATTGTGGTTGGTAATAAGTTTCTTCTGTTACTCCTAAATCTTTAATTGTGCTTTGTGCTATTTTACGGCTCTCAAAGTATTTAACCATTTTATCTGATATGGTTGTATAGTTTTTCCAATCTTGTTTAGGTAGCTCATAATGTTTAACAGAATAGTCTTTTGTTTCTCCATCATCTTTAAATCCTAAAGCATCACAATTATAACACTTTGCTACACCATCATTAAAATTAACATAAAGACACGGGTCTTTTTTCTTTTTACGTTCAGCAGAGCAATTAGGGCAAGTAGTTTTTTTAATACCCTTTTCCGTTCCTCTTACTTCTATGTCTGACCAATTTATAAATGTGTACATATTATTAAATTACTGGGTTATTAAATTTTGCTTTCCTACTACTATTATCTTCACCTTTATACTTATCCCACAATAAACCTTGATAACCATTTTCTATTGAGTGATTAATTACCCATTCACATTTAACAACTGATTCTTTATTTAACCTATTCTTTAATGCGTTTAAAGTTTTTTCAACCTTAACCTCTTTTTTTATACTTTTTCTATATTCCAACCAATTGAAAAAGAAAGGGAGTTTTTGAGGTGCAACCTCACTTATTATTTTCTTTATTATTTCATTGTTATCATTATTATCATTATTGTTTGTGTCTTTTTGAAGTTCTTTTGAAGTCTTTTTGAAGTTCTTCCGTGGTTCTTTCGTAGTTTTCAAACCTTGATAATCATCATATTTTACTACAATTAGAGTGGTTTTTTTTGTGTCAGTATTTTTGTAAACCATATGTTGAGTGTCTAAGAGAAGTAAAAAAGCTCTAACTTTACTTTTTGACCATTTCCAACGTTTCATTAGTTTAATTTCTGAAGTAATAAAAGAGCCTCTTTGAACCGTTATTAATTCATTACCAAGTAAAATATCAGTAGTTGTATGGTTTGCGCTTAAAAGAATATCTATCCACGCCTCAGCCTTACTAAAAGTTCTTTTTTCATCCCATAACCAATGAGATTTTAATTGTCTGTGAATGCTAATCCACCCAAGATTTTTTTTGTCGTTCATATCTTATTTTTTATACCTTATTATTAAATGAAGTGTAGCAGGAATAAGGTAACCTCGTTGAATAAATCCGCTAAGATTTAACTACACATCAAAGTTAATAATTAAATTGGTTATTCCAAACTTTTAAGGTGGTTTATTTCTCTTTGTAGATAATCAATCGCTTTCTTATAGTCTTCAATATCTGTTCCTTTGTCTCTGCAAGTATATTTAACAACGTTTCCGAGGTTGAAATTTAGATTGTATAGCTTGCAAAAGTCTATTACATCTATTGAGTCTGTGGCGTATCGTTTAGGGGTTGACTGTTTAATTTCCAGTACTGCCTCTATATCTGAATCTGTAACCGTCCATGTGCATCCATCAACTTCTTCTTCTATAAAATAATTAGTTTCATTAACCTCTGCAATAGTAATAATGCTACCTATTTCGTATCTATGACCTGTCAAGTTTTTAATTACTCTAACTTTGTCTCCTACTTTATACTTCATAATTCTTTAATTTAAAAAGAGCCGAATAAATTAATAAACGGCTCTAAGGTTTTTTTAAAATGGTAAAATATCTTTATCGTCTATTATCTCTGTTGGTATCTCGCTATTAATCTTAGTAGCTTTCCAATGGCTTAAACTTGTAAAGATTTTATTATCTTCCATTGGCTTCCAATTGAAAGTTCTAATGTTAAATTCTACATTTACCATATCTCCAACATTGTTAAACTTAATAAAGTTATCTAAGTGTTCTGTATGGTCTGCGCTTTTATACATTTGAAATTCTATTAAGTTGTTGTATTCTTCTCCAGTATCAACTCTATATGTTAATTCTTTTGCTCCGTTTGGTAACTCTTTAATATCACTAATTGATACTATTTTACCTTTTAATTCGTAATTCATATTATTTATTTATTGTTTAAAAAATTAACAACCGTGACTCCTTGTCAAACTTACCAACCCTGTTAAATAAGTTCCTTTGTGGCGGTTGTTTTTATCTAGGATGCTCGTCCTAA